AGCGGCTTTTTCTATGCTGAAAGGAGATGCGTCTATATGCTTGTATCGCTCGAAGAAATCAAGGGCTATCTGCGCATCGACTCGGATGCCGAAGACAACTTGCTCACCTCCTTTGCCGATACGGCGGAGCAGCTTTCGCTGGCGATTCTTCGTGCCAAGTCGTGGAAGGAAGTCAAGAGGCAGGAAGCGGCACGGACGGCGGTTCTCTATGCCGTCGCGTATCTCTATGAGCATCGCGAGGAGGCTGACCATAGAAAACTCGCTTTGACGCTTCGTGCTCTTTTGTTTGGCGAGCGAAAGGAGAGTTTCTAGTGTACGTCAACATTGGCGAACTGCGCCACCGCATCACGGTGCTGCGTCCGCGAGATGCGCCTGACGAGGCGGGCAATCTCGTCGAGCAGAGCCGCGAGAGGTATTGTACCTGTTGGGCGAAGGTCTTGCCGTTTGCAGCAAAAATCTCGGATGGGTATGCCGAGCAGGTCAAGGAAGTCGAGTATCGCGTCGTTATGCGCTATCGGGAAGACATCCGAGATACGGACTTCATCGAGTGGGGCAATAAAGTGCTTGAAATCAAAGCGCCGCCTTATGCTATGGACGGCAGGAAGCGTTGGCTCGTGATTGAGTGCAGGGAGTTGGTGGAAGATGAGCCGTGACTATATTTCTACACGCGAACTTTTAAATCGTATGGGCAAGGGCGCGATGGATGCGGCGAAAAGAGCCTTGGCAGAAGGCGCGGAAGCCGTCAAGACGGAGGCGAAAAGCCGCTGTCCTGTCTATCGGGGACGAGACAAGCGCGTCGTGCCGGGGGCGCTACGAGACTCCATCCACTGCGTCAAGCGCGGGGGCGGTACGTCGTGGCGCATCGTGGCGGATGCCAAAGCACAGGACGGTACGGCTTACGGCAAACTCGTCGAGTTCAGCCCGAAGATCAACCAGCCGTTTCTCTATCCCGCGCTCGATGCTGAGCGGGACGCCATCAAGAAGAACATCGTCGAAGCCGTCAAGGCGGCATTGCGGAGGGAAGGAAGATGAGCATAGCCAGCAAGGTCTATCAAGCATTGACGGCATATAAGCCGCTCACGAGACTGCTCCATCGCGACCGCAGAGGGTGCGGCATATATCACGGGCGAAGCCCTGATGCAGGAAGCTATCCCGTCCTCGTGTATTCCGTTATCTCCGACGTTCCCGCGCTGTCGGCGGACGGCATGGAGATGGAGCGGCGCGTGACCGTGCGACTGCACATTCTCACGAAGGACGGCGCGTATGAAAAAATTGAGGATGCCGTGAGGAAGGTCATGGACACTCTCGGCTTTCGCCGCTATCAGTCGATGGAACTGGCGGAAAAGCATGCCTTTGTAAAAATCATGGATTTCAGAACAGGAGTTGAAGCATAATGCCAAGTCCAACCGTAACAGCACCCGCTGCCAATCTCACGAGCGGGCAGTTCATCAATGTGGAAAAGCTTCATATCGCCAAGATGCTGACGGATGTGCCGAACGGTGCGGCGACGTATGAATCGCCCATCAGTCTAGGAAAAATCTTGCGCAAGGTGGACATCAAGCCCAAGACGAGCCAGGCAGAACTTTTCGCCGACGGCCAGTCCGTAGATACGGCGGCGAATACGGCATCATACGATCTGACCTTCGACACGTCGGCGCTCCCCTTGGAATACGTCGCCTATCTCTTCGGGCACAAGATCGACAAGGGCGTCATGACAGCGAACAAGGACGATGTGCCGCCGTATTTCGCCGTCATGTTTCAGTCGGATAAGCGCAATGGCAAGAAGAGGTTCACCAAATTTTTCAAAGTCCAATTTGTCGAGCCTTCGGAATCGGGCAATACGAAGGAAGAGAACATCAAGTACGATACGCCGACCATCTCGGCGAAGGCGATCTATCGCCTGTCGGATGGGCAGTCGTATGCGAAAGCCGACGAGGAGGCGACGGGCTTCATCGCCGAAACTGGAACGAAGTGGTACGAAAACGTTTGAGAGGAGATGAGGCGACGTGGAAACACCAACCATCACGCTCTATGGCAAAACGTATGCGCCGAATCCTCCCAAGATGAAGGTGTGGCGCAGGTTTCTCGCCTTCTTCGACGAGGACAAGAAGAATCTCAGCGTCGAGGAGTTCCTTGATGCGGAGATCGACCTCATCCTGCTCGCCTTTGACCGCGAAGAAGTCACGAGGGAAGCCATCGACGACAATATCGAGGTCGCGGACATCGTGCCGTTGACGCGGGAGCTTTTCCGTTGGATTCAATCGCTGACGTTTCAGAAACTCGTGAAACTCCCAAACGACGAGGCGGGGAAGGCATAACGCTTTCCCCGTATCAGAACATCCTGCGCTACTACGAGCGCCTGCAGTCCTCCTACGGCTGGACGATGCAGGAGGTCGACGCTCATGAGATCGCCTTCCTTCTCGACCAGCTTCTGGCAATAATGCAGACCGAAGAGGACGGCAAAAAATTCATTGATGATGTGATGTAAATGGCAAGAGGACAGAAAATCGACGAGCTGTATATCAGTCTAGGCTTGGACATCGCACGCCTGCAGCTTGACTTCGATACGGCGGGGCGCACGGTGTCCGAGACGATTTCAAGGCTCAACAGCAGGAGCAATCAGCTGAAACTCAAGATGGATGTCGACCTCGCCAAACTCGACGGCGCAGGCACGGAGCTTGACAAGATCAAGGTCAAGTATGAAGCCATCAACCGCCAGTTGGACATCCAGAGGAAGAAAGAAGAAATCCTCGCCAACGTGCTTAAGGATGTGCAGAAAGCGGACAAGGACGGCGCACGTACGCGCTATGCCGAAACGAATCTTTTGAAGCAGCAACGGCAGGTCGCACAGCTTGAAGCGGAGCTTAGAAAGCTCAATGCCGAGATGAAGACGACGGGCAGCCGCGCAAAGGCGATGGGGCAAAAACTTTCGGCGGGCTTTTCAGCTGCCAAAGGAGGCGTTCACAGCCTGTCGGAAGGCGTGTCCATTTTGAACGCCAAGACAGCGGCTCTTATGGCAGTATTCACGTCGGGTGCGGGATTGTTCAACATCACGCACGACGCGATGCAGGCGGGCGAGAGCATTTACCGCCTGACGAAACGTCTGCATACGACGACGGCGGAAGCCGCACAGATGAGCCGTGTGTTCAGCTTGGCAGGGACGAACATCGACTCGCTCGTACCGCTCTTTGCAAGGCTCGACCGACAGATCGAAGCGGCAGGTGCGAAGGGAAATGCTACGACGGAAGCCTTATCAAGATTTGGCATCGCCTTGACGGATGAAAAAGGCAATCTCCTCGGACTCAATGAGCAGTTGGAACGTCTCGCCAAAGGCTATCGAAGCGCCGCCGATGCCGGAATGGAAGAAGCCTTTACCGCCGAAGTCCTCGGAGCAAGGGGCGCGGCGCTTATCCCTGTCTTGGAACAGTACGACGACCTTATGGAAGTCGCCTCGCACGTCAAGACGACGGGATTGCTCAATCCCGACGAAGCGCATCAAGCATATCTCAAATGGCGCGAGATGGAGATGGAAGCGGGACAGCTCAAGCTCGCCCTCGGCTCCGCGCTCCTTCCTGTTGCAGAAGATTTGATGCCCAACGTCATAGATCGCTTTCAAGACCTCATCGGCTGCATCCAGGACAACAAGGAATCCATCGAGGAGCTTGCCGATGTGGTCGACGCTTTTGCACGCGCTTCCGTCGATGTCTTGGATGGCGTGGCGGATGCCATGGAGAGCATCGGCGTCAATGCGAAATCCGTCAAGGAAACGTTGCACGACATCGGCACGTTCGCCAAGCATGGCGGCATCAAGACCACAGTGGATGCGATGCTCGTCGGCGCGGGCACGGGCGCTGTGGCGGGAACGCTGGTAGAGCCGGGCGGCGGCACGCTCGTCGGCGGCATCGGCGGTGCGATCGTTGGAGGCATCGGAGCATATGAGGCCGCCACAAGCAGTCAGAAGTTCAAGGACTGGCAGGCAGCAGACGACGCACTTAAAGCGGAGAAGAAGGCGGCGAAGGAAGCGGAAAAGGCGCTCCAAGATGAGAGCCGCGCCCAGAAAGAAGGGGCGAAAGCGGCGAGGGAGAATGCCGCCGCCGTCCGCGCAGCAGCCAAGGCGAATGAGGACTTGAAAGAAAGCCTGTTCACGTTGTCGCACAGCGATCTTGAAAATGCGCTGCACGAAGCCGCACGTCAAGCGGAGAAGCTGCAGCAGTCGGGCGCGGATGCCGCGCTTGCCGAGGAATATCGGCTGCAGAAACAGGCGCGGATTTACGAGGACTTCCAACGGAATGTCGTAGATAAAGTAAACGCCATCCACCGCACGGAGATGGAGAACCATCTCGCGCAGATCGACGAGGAAGAACGTGCTTATCGCCGTCAAGGCTTGGACAAGGTCAGCGCCGCCAACTGGGCGGAGGCAAGCAAGGCGCGGATTGTGGAGCAGTGGGAGACGGAAGTTGCCTCCAAGATTGACGCCATCTGGAAGACCTCGATGGAAAACCGTCTGGCAGACATTGAGCGCGAGAAAAAAGCGTGGATGCAGAAGGGCTTGGACGAGGTGAAAGCTGCGAAGTGGGCGGAGAAGGAGAAGCTCGACGCCCGAAGGAACGCCGCCTTGGAAGCTCTCAAGAGCCAGAAGAAAGAGTTGGAAGCATTCCGCAAGGGCGGCACGAGTGGGTTGTTGGACTACTTGCGCGAATCGAACGGACTGACGAAGGACGACTTGAATTTCCGTCCCGAAGAACTGGAACGGTTTCAACGAGCAAGGCAGACAGCGTTGGAAGATATTCTGCCGAACTTTGCTCCGCGCAGGGAAAGAGAGCCGGGAGAAATCAAGATCACGCTCGGGAACGAAGTGATGGAGCGTCTGGCAGGCACGTTCGAAAACGGCATGACGCAGAAGGTTATGGAGAGGCTCAATGTTTCTCCGACGGTAAACTTCTCAGAGAGAGAATCTCGTGCCGCATCAACTGCAAACATCGAAGTGCAGGTGAACATAGAAAACGCCGTGACGCAGGACAACGAGGGGATGCGGCTCTTGGCTGACCATGTGGCCGACCGCATTCGTCCCGCTGTGGAGCGTGCTTTGGGAGGGGATTCCAATTCATATTCAAATTGGTGATGTGCGGACGCTCGAAGCGGAGAATTGGCAGGTCCTGCCCGACGACCGTCAGCGCATGGTGGAAATCGTCGGCGGTGCGGTCGTGCAGGATTTCGGCCACGTCGCTCAAGGCGACCGCATCTCCTGCACGGCTACTGTACTGGCAAGTGACTGGGAGAAAATCAAGAGATACTGGGACGAGCGCGAGAAAGTGGACGTTACGGACGAGGCGGGAAACACCTGGCACAACATGCGCGTGACGGTCAAAGCATACGCTTATGTGCCGCACTTTTCTAAGGCGTATAAGCTCACATTGGAATTTTGGAGGATATGACCATGGCGAACAAGCTGCACATCTATATGAACAATCCTACGAGCCGCATGAAGGATGGCACGGAAGCAAGTACAGATACGGAAACCTCGCCCATCGCAGTCCTGCTGGATGCGGCAAAAGAAGAGGAGAAGGCCGTAAAATGTGCTGTGCGCTGCGATTCCGGTTACAAGGTTGAAGGCGCGGTCACGATCAAGTTCGTTGGCACGAACGCCGCCAAGTGGAAAGCCGCTCAAGACAACAACTACACGGCAAATACTGTCTTGGCTTCTGCTGACTGGAAAGACACAATCTCCCTGCAAAGCGTCGGCGAGGGCAACGTCATCTTCTGGGTCAAGGCGATGAGCACCTCGGATGAAAGCCCGAAGAACGACACCACGGTTGACGTGCAGGCAGAAGGGCTGATCGTAGAAGCCTGAGGAGGCGATGGCATGGCGTTTAAATATATCAATCCGGGATATGCCGACTTGATTGACTTGGGAAGCGACAAAACGGTGCGGGATGCAAAGTACAGCAAGACGGGCGTATCCTTCTGGATGCCGAAGATACGCGGCATTGCCGTTCCCTATACGCTGACCGAGCTGTACGGCAAGTTCGACGTGTATCTCAAAAGCGGGAAGAGCCTGGATTCGACGGCATGGTTTCAATTCGGCGAGAAGAACAAGGTCGAAATTAGTGGTTACCGTGACCATTGGAGTGTCTATGGGGCGAACAGTAACACCTCTTATTTTGATACCAGAAAAATGAAGCTCGACGACGTCAATACTATATGGTTTCATATGAAGCAGGGGCTCAATTACGACGCGATGCTCCATGTCATAGTCAACGGACATGAGATTGGCAAACGGACGAATCTTTACATGGATTTTCGAGAGGCGAAGGAAATCAGCATTTATGCGGATACGGATGATGCGTTGCTTTCCAATATCATTTTGTCTGACGAGGATATCAACATGAAAGAGCAGGCTGTCCTTTTGTCCGTTCAGTCGACGGTCACGGATATGACCGATGGCGGCGACGGAAGCTATCGGGCGACTGCTGTGGGACAGCAAATTTTGCAGATGATGGATACGGCGGCGCTTGCCGCAACGTATGGTGCGGATTCCCAAGTGACCGGGGTCACGCTGTTCGGCGCTCCCGCCTATCGCACGGGAACGGGCATCTGCACCCTCACGGCATTGGAAGAGTCGAGCGGAGCAGTGACGGAACACGGCAGACATGAATTGACGGACAAGACGACGGCGCTCGTCTGGGATGGGCACGGCGCATCTTTCAGCATGGCGGAGATGGAAGTGAGAAAGTTCGGCTGGAAAGCGGGGGAATAGCGCATGGACATCTTGCTGAAAACGCAGGTTTGTATCGCATGGATTCCCATCGGCGAGGAAGTTCTGCGGCCGAAGATGTGCATCGCATGGATTCCCAAAGGGGAAGAAGTCCTGCAGCCGAAAATATGCGCGTCGATTCTTCCTGCGCCCAAGCACAGAGAAGCAGTGAGTGTAGATACCAAGCGCCAAGTTGCTGAAACAGCCAAAATAAGAGCAGACAGCCAAAGACAGGTTTGCAGCACCAACCGCATTGCTGCAGATACAAGGCGCACGCTCACGTCTTCCGCCATCGATTGGACGAGCGCCAAACTCCTGCGGCGCGTTGCACAAAGGAATACGGCTTCTACCGCCACGCGAAGATGCGTCGGCGGCATTTATGTTCGCATCCACTGCGACACCTATCGCACGCTCTCGCCGAACTATTGCATCCCGCGCGGAGCAACGGAGCGTGAAGTCGTCAAGCGCGAGACGGTTCGTGGCGATACGAGACGTACGCCGGGCATCAAGAATCGCGCGGCGGCGAAAACGCAGCGCAGAATCGGCAGGGGCAATGTCGCCAAAGCCGCCTTGCGCCGTACTGTCGTGGCGCGGGTGCGCGTTCGGTTCGACACCTTGCTTCGCATCCCTCATGTGTTCGAATATGTCACGTCATCGCATGGAAGAAGAAACAAGCGTGCCGTATCACAGATCGCCGACAACTTCCGCGCCAACGGCATCCGCTCCTTTGCTGTCACGCTCGGCGAGATGACGCTTTCCGACAGTTTTCAGATGGAGACGGTGCAGCCGCTTGCCATCGGCGATGCCGTGCGCGGTCAGCTACTCGACTATCGCTTTTCATTCCTCGTGGAAGAAACACTCCAGCGGGACTTGCTCCAAACGGTGAAAGGCACGTACAGCAAGGACGCGACGCTCTACTCCGCCATTCGCATCTTCGTGAAAGAAGCGCAAGCCTCTTATTATGCGCAGTCCATCGCCGCCGCGCTCGGCTTGCAGCTCCACTGGGCGTGCGATGATTTCACACCGTCGCAGAACTTCGAGGACAGCGGCATGACATACCAAGACTTCATCTCCGCGCTTTTCGGCTGGACGGCAAAACTGCCGCAGAGGCAGATCAATGTGTTTATCCGCGAAGATACGCTGCATATCGTTCAGCGCGGCAGAGAAGCATCTGTCCTCGACATCACGAATTGGCCGCACAGTCGCCCAACCGTGGAGCGCCGCCTTGTGCGCTCCTTGTGGCACAGCGGTCACGCTTCCGAGATGGCGGGGAGTGCTTACAATGAAGAAGATACCGAGCCGATTCCCTTTACGGGAACAATCTCGTGGGAAGAAATGAGCCGCACCTACCACAACGGCTTCTTGACAAGCGAAACGAACGAGAAGGGCATGACGCGCTACACCTACCATGGCGAATATCTGACGAGCAAGCAGACGCACAACAAGGACGGCTCCACAAGCCGCACGGAATACACCTATGCCGAAACCGAGCGCGATGTGTATCTCGTCAAGGAATGGGAGCGAACGACAGAGCCAATCAACGATGGAAAGAAGCACACGGAATACGACTGGACGGACTGGAACAACGAGCGCGGCACGGAGCGCATCACCTACCACGCGCCCCTAGGCTATGGCTGGTATGCGACGACCGTCTATGTCGACGGCAATCTTGAAGGCAGCACGCTCTCGCAAGGAAAACCGGGCGGCAAGGCGAGCCGCTTCACAGTCGAGCAGTCCAATCTCAGTCTTGGCTCAAGCTATTCGCGTGACGAAGAGGACGCGCCTTTCACCTCGCTGATCGACACGGAATTTCCCGTGAAAGGCGAAGCGTACCTCAAAGAGCTGACGCAGGCAATTCTCTGGCTCAACCGCAAGACGCAAGAAATCGTCACGCTGGAAGTCTATGCGAACATTCAAGACGGTGTGCCGGATGTCGGGCATATTGTTGATTTTACGGAGCGCATAAAATTTGAGGGGAACGAATACTTCCTCGTGTCAAACACCGTCGAGCTTACGCCGCGCTCCCTCAAGCAAACCATAAAGATGACGAGGTGGTACTGACTATGAACGGCATACAGGGATTGATGGATGTTTTGCGGAAGGGAATCAAAGACACGAATGAACGGCAGGAAGGCAAGGCTCAAAGGGGCGTGATTCAAGGCGGCAGAGTCCGCATCGGATCGCGCTCCTATCCGTTTAGGGCTGTTGTAGACTGTAGCACGGAAGAAGGTTCGCTCGTTTGGGTGCAAATCTCCAAGGGCGGCACGGCAATCATTCTGGGAGCGTGAGAATATGCACAGGACAAGGGTGAATGCCGTGGCGGGCAAGAAGGCACTCGCCGAAGGAAAATGGCTCACCGTCATCGGCAATCGAAGAGTCCACAGCGGCGATTGGGTCTGGACGGACGGCCGCTGCATCTATGGACACGAATCTGCAGGGGGCAGTGCGCCTGTGCTCGTCAAGCGCGGGGAAAGCGGCGTTCCCGTCTATGTTGGTGCAAGGCACTGCATCTATCAAAGAGGAGAACTGCGAAATCTGCATGTTGACTATGAATACAGAGGGCTTCTTTATCTGGGGGCGCACGCCGCACATCTTCTGCCGCATCCGTATCCGCAGAGAAAGCAGCAGCTTCTTGATGCAGACATGGACACAGCCGGGAATATTTTTACGCTTACGGGTGTTTATTGGATACTGGTTGAAGACTGGATATGGACAGGGTCTCTGGGATCTGTCCATGTAAGGAAGAACGGACAGGAGATTGCCTCGTATGATCTCAGACCGTATTACGGAACGTTGAAAAATGCCATTTCTACAAGCATCGTCACTGGCGGCGGACATATAGACTGCGAAGGGAACTGGGGCTTTTACTTGGAGATTGACGCTTCTACCGATAGAGGATATGGAAAAGCCAAACCCGGCGCGGAATTAACCAACACGGTGTATTATGTGGATTCCGAGGGTGCGCATCAGTTGTTCCATGACTATGCACGCCTGAACGAGAAGGGATATATACGGAAAAGTGAAAAACACACGGGTGCGAGAGGAAAGAAGTTCCCAATCCACGATGGCTACTACTATATGTGGAACCAATACGCGCCGACGAGCGCTAACTTCTTGTCCCGCCCCGAACGCATCATACTGACCATTTTCACACCGACAGGAGATAAAATCCTCACCGGGTGCTTCCGTCTTGGCACGCGCTTTACGATTCTCCGCATCGGAGATGGGCAGTATCTGCTTGGTGTGCATTCCGTAACCACGCAGACGCTTTCCATGTTCACCACAGGAGAGGATCAAGTTCCGGAGGTATATCCTCCCGAGTGGGGATGGGACGTCGTTCATCCTTTCGAGAACGGACTGTACCTATGCAAAGACGGTCTGCTGCAAAAGTTGGCGGAGGGTGATTGCGACACGTTCCGCTTCCGTCGTGTGCGCGACGTAAAGACATGGGAAAAGACGTTAAAAAATGCAATTCAAGGAGGCAAAACGTAATGGAAAACCTTATGAACCTTCGCTGGTGGTCGGCGTGCATCGGCGTGCTTGTCGGCGAGTTTCTCGGCGACTTCGACCATCTGCTCTACGCACTGGTCGTATTCATCGCTGTAGATTACATCACAGGCGTCCTCTGCGCCGTGTTGGACAAGAACCTGTCGAGCGAGATCGGCTTTCAGGGCATCGTGCGGAAAGTTGCCATCTTCCTGCTCGTCGGCGTGGCAAACGTGCTCGACGTCCACATCATCGGCAGCGGCTGCGTCCTGCGTTCGGCGGTGATCTTCTTCTACTTGTCGAACGAGGGCATCTCGATTGTAGGACATGCAGCGAGAATGGGACTTCCCGTACCGAAGAAGCTGCAGGAAGCCATGAAGGAGATACGGGAAAAGCAAATGCTCGGATAAAGGAACGAAGCCCGGCGGGGAAACCTGCCGGGCTTATTTTTTTTGAGCAAAACCCATGAAGTTTCACCTTTGCCGTGGCTCTCTTATAGAGGTGATTTTATGAAAACATCCGCTGAAAATCGCGGTTTCTGTCCTTTCAATTGTAGAGAGGGGAGAACACCATGACAGAAGAGCAAAAGGAGCAAATCAAAGACCTTCGCGGGAAGGGCGTGGGCTACAAGAAAATCGCGCAGTGCATTGGCCTATCCGAGAACACCGTGAAGTCTTTTTGCCGCAGAACGGCGATGCAAAAGGAGGAAGTGGCTGCGCCCATAAAGTCTGATTCGGTTTGTGAATGCTGCGGCAAGCCGATGGCACAGATTCCCGGCAGGAAGAAACGGCGGTTCTGCTCCGACGCCTGCCGCCAGAAGTGGTGGAACAACCATCTGCATCTCGTGCAGCGAAAAGCCGTCTATCCATTGGTGTGCCGTCATTGCGGCAGAATCTTCGAGGTTTACGGCAACAGCCGCAGAAAATACTGCTCTCATGCGTGCTACATCGCCGAGCGGTTTGGCGGCTGCAAGAGCGCCCGCACGAAGCTATCTGTGGCTGTTCGAGGTGATTGCCCATGACGAAGGAACAGTTTCAGCGCGAGAAAATGTACCAAGCCACGATGGGCATGGTGCGTCGGATGCGTTCTGCGGGGCTGATCTCCCAAGCCGAGTATGGACAAATGGAGCAAATCTTCCTCGAAAAATATAAGCCGCTGATCGGCTCAATATATGCGGAAATACCGTTGACTCCTTGCCCGAGTTGAGGGATATATGGTGAGGGGTGATACAATTGAAGATTACACGCATAGAACCGACCGTGGCGACACTTACGCCCA